TTCCCGATCTGCACCCAGAAGGATTTATACGATCATGGTTGATCTATCCACCATTCAACACCACCCGGCCGTTGAGGAACTTGTCGACGTTCTGACAGTCAAACTTCAAAATGACGACCCAGCTTTCTTCCGCGTCATCGTGGCTTATTTCCTGTCTGTTGCTGCGGGGACTATGCGTGCCCGTATTATGACCAAAGACCGGGGAGAAATTCCGGTGAATTCATATGCCGTAGCTCTGGCAGGCTCTGGTTCAGGAAAAGGCCACAGCTTGGGAATCCTTGAAGAATACTTTTTCAAGGACTTTCGTTCTGTCTTCACTGAGCAAACGCTGCCTATGCTGGCTGAATCTAACATGTTCAAAATTGCCAACAAGCGGGCTGCCTATAACGGCACAGAAGAGCAGCTTGAGTTCGACGCATTGAACCGTGAGTACGAGCAAACAGGGGCATACCCCTTCGTCTTTGACAGTGGCTCTGCTGAAGCAATCAAGCAGATACGCCAGAAGCTTTTGCTGGCCGGTGTAGGCTCAATCAATCTGCAAGTTGATGAGATTGGATCCAACCTTGAAGGTGTTCAAGCAGCGCTCAATGCGTTTCTTGAGCTGTATGATCAAGGAAAGATCAAGGATAAAGTCACCAAAAACGGAGCTGACAATAAACGAACCACACCCATCGAAGGTAAAACACCTGCCAATCTCCTTCTGATTGGAACGGATGATGCTTTACTTGATGGAGCAAAAACTGAAGCCATGTTCAACAGCTTGCTGTCAACTGGCTTGGCTCGTCGCTCTATCTTTGCCATGGGTCATCCCAGACGGACATCCTTAGAAATGACCGATGAAGAGGTTTACAATGCCCTCAGCGATCCAGGTAACGTAGCTCAGATCGACAAATGGGCTATGCACTTTTCTCACTTGGCTGACCCAACCAAATATGATTGGCTCATCGATCTGCCAGATGATGTTGGCATTGAGCTCACTAAATACCGTCGAGAATGTGAACGGGAAGCCGATAGAATGTCTCGTTATGATGGCATCCGCAAAGCTGAACTGTCTCATAGGTACTACAAAACCCTGAGATTGGCAGGCGCTTATGCGTTCGTAGATGAATCTATGCAAATCACTATGTATCATTTGCATGCTGCCATGAAGCTGGTCGAAGAATCTGGGAAAGCTTTTGAGGAAATCCTGACCCAAGAAAAAGGCTATATGAAACTGGCCAGATACATTGCTGAAAAAGGCAAAAATCTGACCCATGCTGATCTGTCTGAAGCCCTTCCATTCTATAAGGGAACCAATTCTTACCGTCAGGATATGATGACCATGGCCACAGCTTGGGGCCACAAACAGCATATCATGATCAAGAAGTCCTACATCAAAACCATCGAGCTTTTCTCAGGTGAGACCCTGAAAGAAACCAATCTTGATGAGTTGAAGCTCTCCTACTCAGAAGACTTTGCCTATAACTATGAATCGGCCGAAGCTCCTTTTGACCAACTGCATACGTTGACACAGCTGCAGGATTACCACTGGGCAAACCACTCTTTCAAAGCGGGCCACCGTAATGAAGAAAACACGCTGCCTGGCTTCAATATGGTGGTCATCGACGTAGATGGGGGAGTGCCTCTATCCTACGTACATGATCTTCTGGGTGACTACACCTTTATGACGTACACCACCAAGCGGCATACCCCAGATAATAACCGCTTCAGGCTTATCATGCCGATGAATTATGAGCTCAATCTCGACTCTGATGATTACGTTGAGTTCATGAAAAACGTTGTGAAATGGCTACCCTTTGCGACAGACGAAAAAGCCAACCAACGGTGCCGTAAATGGCTGACACATGATGCAGGCAACTATCACTACAACATCCCTGATGATAAGAAGCTCTTGGATATTCTACCGTTTGTACCCAAAACATCCAACAACGAAGATTTCCACAAAGGGATCACTCAGCTTGGGTCTCTCGACAATCTTGAGCGGTGGTTTGCTACCCGTATGACAAACGGGGATCGCAACAATCAAATGATTAAGTTTGCCTTGGCTCTGGTTGATAGTGGTATGGATTATGTCACCATTGAGGAAAAAGTCACTAACTTTGATAACCAGTTGCCCGATCCTCTAGGGCCAGTAGAGTTGCGCAAAACAGTTCTCGTGACTGTAGCCCGCAAACTGCAAGCTTTGGCTGCATAACCTGATCTCTTGAAACCTCTTGGAGCCAGTTTCTTTGGCTCCAAGCTCTCAAATATACCCTGAAATAAGGAGTCAAATAACCCATGACTGACGACATCAACGACCAGCTGGTGATGATCTCTGGCGCCAGCACAACTGGTAAATCAGCCAGCCTGCAGAACATGCGAGGGGGAGCCAAGAATCTCTACCTCAACTGTGAAGCAGGCAAGCGTCTACCATTCCGCAATGAGTTCAGCGCCCACAAGATTGTAGATCCTCATCAGGTCTATGAAGCATTTGATCATGCTAATTCCAACGCCGATTACACATCCATCACGGTGGACACGTCGACCTTCCTGATGGACATGTACGAATCTATGTACGTGTTGAACGCAGAGAACACGATGAAAGCATGGGGAGATTACCAGCAATACTTCAAGAACTTGATGCAGATTCATGTTGCCAACTCTGACAAAGCTGTAATCTTCATGGCTCACACTCGCTCAGATCTGAACGAGAAAACCATGACGATGGAAACCATGGTTCCTGTAAAGGGTGCCCTGAAAAACAACGGTATCGAAGCTTATTTCTCGACGGTGGTATCTACCAAAAAAGTCACCCTCAAGGATCTGGAGAACCAAGATCCTAAACTGCTGAACATCACACAGCAGGACGAAACGCTAGGCTACAAGCATGTCTTTCAGACCCAGTTGACCAAGGAGACCGTGGGCGAACGCATACGCTCTCCCATGGGCATGTTTGCGTCAAATCAGGTCTATATGGACAATGATGCGCAGATGCTTCTCGACCATCTGGCTTCCTACTACGCCTAAGTCAGACCACACCACACCAAATCACGGTGAGCCATATTAAACCAACGCAAGGAGACCCAATATGGGTATGTTCAAAGACCTCTCAACTGAATCCCTCGAAGCACCTGTTGACTACCTGGGTGGTAACTTCGACCCAATCGCCACAGGCGTTTATGAGGCAACTATCAAGCTGGCATTCGCTGGTCAGTCCAAGTCCTCCAAGGCACAAAGTGTCACGCTGCATCTTGACCTTGATGGCAAAGAGCTCCGCGAAACAGTTTACGTTACCAATCGCAACAATGAGAACTTTTACGTAGACAAGACTGACAAGACAAAGAGGCATCCTTTGCCGGGATGGACAGCGATCGACGACATCTGCTTGCTGACAACGCAAGATGGCCTGAATGAGCAAATTGATGAAACCAAGACCATCAAGCTGTATGACGCTGATGCCAAAAAAGAGACAAACCAAGAAGTTCAGGTTTTCACAGCTTTGATTGGCCAGAAAATCAAAGTCGCTGTTCTGCGCCAGATCGTCGACAAGCAAAAGAAAAACGAGAGCTCCGGTGCTTATGAGAACACCGGTGAAACTCGCACTGAAAACGCCATCGACAAAGCGTTCCACGCTGAATCAGGACGTACTGTGGCTGAGTACCGCCATGAGATCGACCCTGGTGAATTCATGGAAGCCTGGAAAGCCAAAAACGACGGCAAAGACCGCAACAAATCCAAAGGTGGTGCTGCCAGCGGCAACGGATCTTCGGGTACTGGTCAACCAGGTGCTCCAGGTGGAAAGACACCAGCCAAGAAGCTCTTCGGCTGATGATTATCTTTGGCATGGATCCCGGTTTTACCGGGGGCATCGCTGCCTTGGATACAGATACTGGCATGTTGGAAGTCGTTGACATGCCAGTATTTGACAACAAGCAAGGCAAAAAGATCATCAATACGCATGAGCTTCATCGCCTGCTAACACCACAACCTGGCACTCCATACATGGGTGTAATCGAACAAGTGGGAGCCATGCCCAAGCAAGGGGTCAGCTCAACCTTTCGCTTTGGTGAAGGATACGGAGCCCTGCAAATGGCTGTCGTAGCACATGGCCTAACGCTTCATTACGTCACTCCAGGGCGCTGGAAAAAGCACTTTGGACTGTCCCGAGATAAGGGCGTTAGCCGGAGTCTGGCAACACAACAGTTTCCGCTCAACGCCCAGGACTTCAAACGAGTCAAAGATGATGGCCGTGCTGAAGCCGCAATGATTGCCCTGTATGGGCAGCAAAAACTACTCCCTTAACTCAATTGCATCAAAGGAAACACCTATGCAAATCACACTGAACCACGACGAGATCGTCAGCGCTCTTCAAACCTATGTCCGCAGCCAAATCACTGTGGCGGAAGACCAGGACATCGTCATCGATCTCAAAGCTGGCCGTGGTGACAATGGCTTCTCTGCTACTCTGGACATCGTGCCAGCTGGTATGAGCCGGTCTACGGCACCTGAACCAAAGCCAGTGACACAGACC